TTAGTCATTCTGCTTTAAGCCTGCAAGCATGTCTTTAAGTTTGCTGCTCTGTACTGTTGCTGTAATCTTACCAACTTCTGGATCTTCATCCACTGGTTTATTTTTAATCTGATCCATGATGTTTCCTTGCGGGCGATTATCCTGCTCATCCTCGCCTAAATCTGTAATCCGCATGGTGTCAATGTCGTATGCCAAATCAACCTTCATGCCAACACCAGTACTCGAACGTGACTTCATACATTGTATTTGATAACGGCCACGTTCTCGCATTGCACGACTTGTAAAGATACCAAACACATTGTCTGCGGTGTTAATCTTACTTATACCGCCACTAATATGACTATGATCAAACTCTATCTCTTCTACTGCACTACGATTCAACTGACTTGCTGTTACCAGTAAGATGCCCAGTTCGTTTGCCAGGTTCCTGAGTTCTTCACTAACATACTTGTCTTTAACAAACAAGTCGTTGGGACTTACCTTGGCACTAACTGGCATCAACAAATCCAAATAGTCAACCATAACAAAGTCAACAGGCATGCCTGTTTGCACTTGTACTTCTTTTAAGTATGCACGAATGTCATTGATGTTACTCTGTGCTGCTAGTGCCTTAACACGATACTTGCCAGACTTCTTGCCTACTAGTCTAACCTTCATGGTAGTAGTGTCAATGTCTTTGCGGATGTCTTTTGTACTCATGTTTGTTAACATAGCATCTGTTCGCAAACTAGTTAGTTCTTCACTAAGTTCCAGTGTGATGTAAACGCCACTAAGCCCTTGCTGTAGCCAATTTAATGCAATATTCATCATAACCAGTGACTTGCCTGATCCTGAACCACCTGCAAAGACATTAAGTTCACCGCGGCTCATACCACCGTACAAGATTCTATCCATGGCAGGCCAACCTGTGCTAACCTGTCCACCACTGTTAAAGTATTTGTCAATTCTAGACTTGGGGTCATGGAAATAATCTGTTCCCATGTCTCTGGTTAAACTAATTTGTACCGCATCTTTAATTAGTTTCTCAACTGGATCATACTCACCTTTCTCTAACATGTCTGCACTTTTAAGGATTGCACGTTCTAGTTCTTGTCGTTTTGTAAATTGCTCAAACTCAGACATAAACCAATCGTTATGTCCATCTATCATATCCGGAATAGGTTTTAGTTCAACACCTGTTGATGCTTTAACCATTTCATACGTGGGCAGTGTGGCATGCTTTGTGCTATGCTCTGCGATAAACGTTGCTGTGTCTTTAAGACTTCTATCAAAGTTTTCTGGATTAAAGATGTTCTGCACTCTGACATAATTCTGTGCATCCTGCATCATCATTTCTAAGAATAACTTCTGTAAGTCTGGGGTGTATTCTTTAGCCAAGTCGTTTCCTCATCAAATTAATTTTTAATCTATTAGTTTGTTTAGCATCAATGATACTCTTTAGTGTAAACAGTTTGCCGTAACGTATAACAGCGGCATTAATGTCTTTAACATCAGCCTCCCATTCAGGAAAACTAACACTCCATCCATACTCTAGTGCATCGTCTATTAACTTTTGGCCTGCTCGATCTCTGTCAGGCACCAACACAATTTCCCTGCCCAGTGTATCAATAATTTGTGCCTGGGTGTCATTGCATCTATTAGTCAGTGTAGCAACGCCACCAATAGTTAAGGCGTCAATAATACCCTCACATACTATACTAAACTTTCCACCAGGCACTTGTCTATCTATTCCGTAAACATAATTACTTTCGTAGTTATTAAAGTATTTGGGATTGGTTTCATTATCCACTGCTCTGGCTGTAGATCCTATAACACGGCCCTGCCAGGTACAAGGGATAACGATACGTCGATACATCCTGCCTGGTTTGCTGTTACTCCACAATAACTCTTCTACAGGCATCTTACGCTGTTGCGCATATTCCAGTAACTCTTGTGGAGCCTGTGTTAATGGTACGCAATCCTGAGGTAGTTCACGCTCTGGAAACTCAATAGTAAACTCAGGTTCATCTACTTCCTCTTCAAGTACCACAGTATCTTTAATGCGCAGGGCTTCAACTACTACACGCTGGCGTTCGTTCTCGTCTACACCCAACCAATCCAATAGTTTACGGAACTTGTAACTAATATGTCTTCCGGGTTTCCAACCAGTCTTGTATCCACAGTTAAAACAATGATAACTAATACCCTCGCCGTCAGTTATAACACCACCACGGCTTTTCTTATCCATGCTTTCACCATTATGCGGACAACACGGAGCGTTAAAACTTGTCCAACCACTTGGGCCACGCTTATGCCTGGGAAGGTTGTCAAAGACTGTTTGTTGTATAGAATTCATAATTTAATTATAGCATATCCAACACCTGTGTTGCAAGTTCTTTCTGCTCAGCCCTGGCTTGATTAAGTAAGTCCATGCCACAATTATAGTTTCGTTCGCATCTAGCAGGATCAATGTCCACACTTGTTAACTTGGGCACAACTGCTTTTATCTTGTTAGCCGCCGACAGCCCATCATAAAAGTCACATCCAAACACTTCAGAGAACACATCAAACCCCAGTCTTTCCAGTAATGCATTACTGTTGTTGCCTAGGTTTACAAATGGGTGCTTTGCCACAATGGGTTTAAATGATTTTTCAGTTAAAAATTCAGTATTAGCCCAGTATGTTTCTAATACAACACTGTATTGTGTGTTGGTGTACCATGTTGGATTACCGCATGTAAAGAAGTCTGTGTTATTTTCATTTGTTTGTGTTTCGTCACCCAGTAACACTACTGGAATATTGTCTACTAACCATTTAATAAAATCATCACTGGGTGTGTATGTAAAATTAGTATCGGGTTGGTATATCTCAGATATTATCTCTTGAATATTTCTGGAAGTTCTGCCATGAATAGATTTGGTGTTAACTTGCCCTAAGTAACTAACGAGATTATTATCCAGTAAGTTATTTCTCCACAGGGATTCCAGGAACGCTATTCGTTCTGGTTTATGATTACGCATCATACACAGGAATGTGCCAGAGTTACAGGGTATCGCTGGTGCTGTGTTTTTAGTTAAATCAAAGTGGAACCCATATTGATGTTCCCATTTAATAGTCCGTATTCGTTGGTGGTTGGGGGCCAAATCAGGATCACTGGTTATAATTATAAAGTCTAAATCCAGGTCGTCTAAATAAGAGGATATCCTATCATCAGCAGGATCCCACCAACAGTATAGCACAACTGTTCCCATTCCCCGATACCATCTTTTCATATGTCCAAAATTAGGCATGCTGAAAGTGTCTGCATACCATAGGTTTGCTTGTTGAGGAATGACTTCTAACAATTCTCTAAGCATACTGCCCTGAGGAGTTAACTGACTGTAATGTTCATTCCCAGTTGAAAGGCTGAACTCTTCCGACATTGTCTTTTCCTTTTCTTTGAGGATATTTTTCTGGAAATACTGTTATAATTTGTCTATGTGGATGGGAAGAATTCCATATGTATTCTTCACTGGCCTTGCATAATTTGTCAATTCGGGCAGTGTCTAATAATAAACTTATATGTTGGTCTTTAATAAAATCTGCATGTTCTCTGGGACTGGGGTGATGATCACCTGGTAGAGTTTCTTTCCAATTGTCGTGACTAGATTCATATCCTAGATACTCCGCCATGCTAGTATGCATCCCCATGGGTTCAATGCTCATCATAATATTGTGTATTCTACGCTTTGATAATATTTCTTGTATACTGTGGCTATAACTTTCTAGTTCTATTTCTGTTTTATCTGGAGAATAATACATCATGCGATCTTTGGGTTGATGCAAATAAGCATTACCCAATAATTCCCAGCCATCCTGGTGTGAATAATTGCTTAGTCTGTGCTGTTGACTCCACATTATAGCAACGTAATCATCTTTGTTAATTTTGTTAGCAATGTCACATTCCATAAAACTATGGAATATAAAATCGTTACTGCCGCCAGGCAATGCCCAGTTCTGATACTCTGTTGCAATACCACCAGCATACATATAATCCGCCCAAGTTGGCCACTTATACATAGTGAAACTGCAACCAAATACAAAAAATCTTTTATACAAGTTTCTTAGCCTCTATCCAACTATGCAACATTTTAGCATAGTGTTTGTGTCCTGCTTCGTTAGGATGCTCGCCGGCTGCAAGGAAATTCTTCTCCAAGGATTTACTTTCGTTTCTCAAAACATTTTGCATGTTTTGGTCACCTTGATGAAAGTTATCTAGTTTGTAGATATTGTTAACATTAGGCAGTGCATTAAACTGTATTATCTTTATGTTGTTTGCCTGGCATACGCTGTTTACAAATAGTTTAGCATGCTGAGTTTCTTGCTCACATCTATTATAACTAAGTGTTAGCCACTCTTTAAAACTAGCATGGAATAATTTTTCATTATTATATCTAATAAACCCGTCGTGAATCCAACGCTGTTCATCGTCACACCACCAACTATGACGCAAATGATTGGTCCAGGCTACACATACTATATCTGTATTATCTGGAGATCGATTATCAAACCAGTCTGCAAACGATTCCTGTATACTTAGATTACTGCCGGATGGCGATCCATAATTATCAAACTCATATCCCAGGAGTTCAGCAAGTTGGCCAAGCCACGAGTATTTCTCACGATATGGTTTATTTAGGTAATGTCTGTCCCAAGAGTCTTCTAACTCTGGATCCATAAGTTCGCTGCCGTAAGTAAAACTACAGCCAAATCCTACGAGTTTCATACTAGGGCCTGTATAGTACCTGACTTAATGTTCCTGTTGTGGTAGTACGCACGAATCTTATTGCACTGTAAACCCCGTTCCAGGAAAAGAAATCATTATCAGTCTGTCCAGTATATGTTTTGGTTTCCAGTGTAACGAAATCATCGTCTTGTACACCGTTAATGCTGGGCTTTAAACTACCTTGTGCTACTAGTGTTCCAGTAAATGCACTGGAGAAATATATTTGAGCACTGTGCAGGGCTGTGTTGCGGTTAATATATGGCTGTAAGTAAATTACACTACCGATATCACCAGCGCCAAAACTTTCAACAGTGCTTGCTTTGAATGTTGGGTAAACGCCGTCTACTAGTTCAAGAACTCCGCCTGCGCCGTAAGTATCGTCGCTATAGCCAATTTGTGTTCTGCCTTCACCATTGACAACTTTAAAACTATAGGTATAGTACTTTGCATCTAAGTTGAGTAGATCTGTTTCAGATAGCGTAAACTCTGCGTATCCCTGCGCTGCATTTAATGCAGTTACAGGTCTTTCTATTAAAGTCATATTTGTTTCTTTATCAATCATGATAAAGGTTGCAGTCTTGTCTGCAATGCTGGTTTTCTTTTGATCTCTGTTTACAAAGTTAACACGAATGTCATTGTCAACACCTCTGTAGACTTTAATATTTGGAGTATAAAACATGCTCATGATATTGCTCACACCTGTATCAGTTGTAACAACCTGTAGATTTTGCTTGTATAAGTAAGAAGTAATAGTTGTCATTATAATACTATTTATTAGGAATACATGGTCAGTTTAGCACTCGAAGTTCAAGAAAAGTATCCGTTTTTAAGCCTGGTGGCTTATGGTGGCGAAGAATATGTAGGCATTATCCAAAACAGTGATGATGTCGTTCTCAGCATCTACAACATTGACTCTATTAAAACATCTGAAGAAAAACGTCGTTATCTAGAACTAGGTGAACAATGGTGGTGGGAAAGTAATCAAAAGATTCCCATTAACTTATTTCTGAGAAACGACTGGGCTCAGTTTTCTTATACACTAGCCACTTTAAATATCAAAGACTGTGAAGTAAAGTTTGGTCCCCAAGTAAGCATTACTAAGTTGAGTACAACTCGAAGTAAGCGTAAAAACATTACACTAGTTAAGCGAGTTAAGTAGAAGACGCTAACAAATTCATATGCACCACAACTAAATGTGCATAGGCAATGGCATGAGACTTCCTAAACGTATAACCATCTACCTGCCTGTCCCAGACTGTTTTACCAATCTCAGCCCAGGATTTATTTCTCAAATGTGCTTTTCCCGGCCTCATGACCGCAAGGAACATCGCCATGCGTGGAATACTATCTGGTTTCATACTACATATTAGTTCATAGTGATTGCCAATGTGCGTTAATTGAGAACAATACTCTTGATCTTCCCAGAGCTTACTCCATGGCGGCTCTGCTGTCATTAGTTCTACTAGATGTACTTCATTCTTAACCTGGCTATATACACCAACATTAAGTAAGTCTAGTTTAAAGTAACCCATTTGCTCGGCTTGTTTGTGCTCAATTGTTGCTAATCCGTCACTAGCAACAGGAATGTCAGTGAAATATACACCAGTGTTATGGCGTTTATTGTTCTCTAATCTAGCAGGCGTACTGGGAATTAACTTTAAGACTTCTGTTCTGTCTCTAAAATCAACATCAATATCTGGTAAGTCTCTAAGCATTATAGTCCGGCTTCCTTTAATATATGCTTTACCCATTCTGTATCAGCCTGATAGTCATGAAACTTGCGCTTCCAAAAGTCAGGATCAATATAAGGATAAATTATTTCAATTTGTTCTGCACTGAGTTTATCCATCATTTCAACACCCGAGGCGCTATTAAATATTACCCATGCACTTATTCTACCAGTTGTAATGTGATGCACAGTACGGTTAGTACTAGCATACAGGAAGTAATGGTTAAACACACTATCATTTTCTTCTGCCCAAGTAACCATTGTGTTCATGCTACGCTCAAGAGCATCTTGTACACTCTCACGACGCAAATGCTGGGCTAGGAATTCTTGATATACTTCATCTTTACACCAGTAATCAATTTTCTTGTTAGTACCAATAACGTGTTCAATAAATCCGCGGGTATTGATTGCACGAATGTTTACCATGTGCCTACCAAATTTAACGAAAGCATTATAATAAGGACTCTTGCAAAAATCAACGTATGTCTTTAGTTTAGCACTGCCCTGCGTTATTTCATAAAAACGCAAATAAGCAGTCATGCCTAATTTAACACCTGCTTCATTTTCCTGTTGTGCGCGACGTTTAGGCTCACAAGTATGCGCTAGTAGTGTGCTCTCCTTACGGAAGCCACGATTACAGTGCTTGCACACATAATCTTTGTCTGGCGCTTTATGATTTTTCACAGCATCTCTAATTACATCATTTAGGTTAGTCATTGATCACCGTGGCTGGCGAGTAATTCTTTGATGTCTTTCTTAGTCATCATTGATGACATCATATCCAGTTCATCTCGTTTGGCCATAGGATATAATACTTCTAGAACCTTGTATATTTCCCGTGTCTTCTTGTCACTTGCATCCTTTTTCTTGTTGCCTACCCACTGATGGAATTGTTTTCCCATACCAGGGCTAACTGTACATAGCAACTGCCATACTAGTTTAGGATGTTTGGATAGTTCAAAGTATTGTTTGTTAACTCTGTCATTGGTTGCCATAAGATAATATGCCGCAATGTCACCGTTGTCTTTAACCAAGCTCATATAACGATTAAGCAGAAACGGAGCAATCTTCTTTTGTTGCTCAGGAGTGCAACGATCCCAAAAAGCCATGTCTTTATTATCTAGTGCACCTAGTACTTGGTTTAACGGTAGGTCAGTCATATTTTAATCCCTGGGTGTCAATGTGTTCTGCAAATACTAATTCAAACATCTTACTATCATCTATTGTAGCAAATAAAATTGTGTAGTAGCGATTTTCATAACTACTATGTATTTTACGCTCTACCTGGCATTCGGGTCTATCTTTAAAATACTTTTCTATTCGATTATATATTTTTTTAATAACGTCGTAGTGTGCTGCACTGACAGGGTTTATTCTATATTCAAACCTTCTGTAATCAGTTTTTCTTATTATATTATCCTGCATGCAGTTATTATTACCAGGCTTTGTCAATGCTAACAATCTCGTTTTGTTTGTTAATTTCTTTAGCAAAATACACACACTTGGGTTTGCTACCTGTTTCCAATGGAACTGCTAATATCTGTCCTTGTTTAAGTTTAGGGAAGAACCATTTTACATCTGTATACAAATCAACAATATCAATAGGCAAGTAATCTGCACTATAACTGCTGAGTGGATTAAAACTAAATGCACTAAATCCGCGATCATTAAGACTGCTAAGATTAGTCATTTCTAGATCACCAAAATGCTTTTCGCCGATAAGGATTTTCCAATCCACTGGCATTCTAATTTGTTTTCCACCAATGTCTAAAACAAGTGCTGGGCTGTTAAAACTTTCCAGAAAGATTAATGGGATATAAAAATAGTCTGGGTTTTGTGGATCTGAATTGTCCAGTACCGCAAAGCGGAGGTCATCTACTTCATCTGGCAGTTCGTTCATATCGAACGCCGTGTCTTCTAGTGTAAGTATTCTCATTCGTGTTCTCCTCCAGGGTCATTTTCAGGTAATATAAATTTCTCACCATTAATCCACATATAGTTTCTACTGCGGCCAGGACTATGGTAACCTTTCTTTAGTTTAAATACCCCTGGATTAGTTTCTGCTGTCTTAAATGTTGCTACAGTAATTACTACTGCGCCTACGAAGACAATATGTCCAATAGCACTATACATAAATGCTGTTAAACTGTTAACAATCATGATAGAAAATACAGTTGCCCACATAAAGGCAAGTATTTGCATAACCAGGTGCCTTACCTGTAGGTCTGGAATATGCCTTAACGGGTTATGATTAGAATCCATAACACTATTCCAGTTATCGTAAATATATCTTTGCATGTTACTTCCAGTCTACTTTCTGTACTGTGAACGGGTAGTTCGCTTCTTTATAGAAGGCCTTGCGTTTTGTGAGATGTCTTTTAGCAAATCTGCACGTTGATGTAATATCCCATATCTGGACAAAGTCCTTGTCTTCTGCCTTTCGGATTCCTCTTCCGATGCTTTGGATAACGCGGACGAAACTTTTCCCAGGTTCCAACAGTACGAGATTAAATATACGAGGAATATTAATACCAACAGCGGCGACACCATAAGTAGCAATAATAACTTTGTTAGTTGCATCAGCCACCTCATCATAATGATCTTTACGCTCCTGTGCCTTCGTGCCACCGCTGACAAAAACGGAGCCCGGAATCCTTGATTCGATTTGTTTTCCTGCATTTATTCTATCCACCAATATTAATGTATTGCCGGATTCTTTAATGTTGTCGATTAAACCAGCAATGTAATCCAAGCGATCAGTTTGTTCTAATAGATACTTTAGTTCGCTCTGGTAATTTTCATATTCTGTAACGTCCAGTAATTGTAACACATTCACGTTGCATTGTGCAAGAACTCCTTTGTCCTGCAGTTCTTTTGCACTGATTTGATTTGTAACTGGACCAAGGCTGCACACAATGCTAACACGCTCAAAGTCTTCTTTAGGCACAGTTCCAGTTAATCCCCAGCGTATTGGTATGTGACTCATTACTCCTGTTAGCAATGTCTTAAGAGCATCTGCTTTAGCCATGTGCACTTCGTCTACCATAATACACACCACGCCCTCTAGGAATTCATCAATGGTAATATCCACTTGATGGTTACGAGTGTTCTTTAGTAGAATGTTTAAACTCTGCCAGGTGCAAATGGTGTGTGTTTTGCCAAACTCCTTACGGTCACCATAATATACACCAACATCCAAACCCATGTTGATGTAGTCAGATTCTGTTTGAGTAACCAGGCTTTTGTTAGGCACAATAATAACAGTTCTGCCGTGTGCTTCGCATCTGTGACTTAACACGGCTGTTATAAGTGTCTTACCAGCACCTGTTGCTACTTCTTGCATGCTCTGTGGGTTCTTCAGGAAGTTATTGATAACCTCTACTTGGTAATCCCGTAACATAATAGGAGTACCAGCTACTGGATGTTTAGGAGGCCAAACATAGTCAGCATAACTATCCTCAGTTACTGGCTCTAATGTATAATCCATCTCATATTCACGAGTATCGTTAATGGAAATATCATATCCATCCTGTTGTAGGATTGGAATAATATCAGGAAGCAGATTGATATAAGTGCTACCTCCCATTTGAAAGAAGGCCATCTTGCCATCCCAGCGTCCTAGTCTAACTGCTGGCATATATCTAGCACCGGGAATGTCATACTTGAATTTGTTACTCAACTTCTTGCGAGTATCTAAATCCAAGCCTTCTATCTTGACATTAACTTCGTCTCTAACGTGTAGTACGCAAGGTTTCATTTATACTCTCTAACATTAAGTTTGCCCATGTAGTATGACCTTCAAGACCTGGATGGCCAAAAGCGTCAGCTTTGGGAAGATCTTCCAAGCATTGTTCCATACATGATCCCCATTCTAACCAATTAGCAGTTTGCATATTGTCGATTGCTAGAGTTAATTCTCTCGCTTTAACAGCATCAAAATCCTTACACATAGGATGGCCGGGTATTTGCAGTTGTGTAATGTAGTCACATTGCATGGCCCAGCACATTGTATAGGGAATACCCTTAGCCTCTAATAGCATTACTAAACTTCTTATATAATACACTGTTCTAGCCAATCCTGCAAGATTATTATCACAGTGGCGGTACCAAAACTCACGTAGTTCAGGAATATCAGTAACAGATTCATCATGCTCAGGCAATGCCATGTCTCCTGTGTGATACGGAAGTTCGTGCCTGTCGTGTTGCGTCCATGCTATTGCAACATAGTCAGGGGTATTATCCAGTAGGTATTCCATGGTGGTGCGGAATATTCTAGCATTGCTGCCGCCGCCTTTTGCTAAGTTATCTACTTGCCATCCTAGTTTATCAACTAACTGATAGGGCCATGCATCTTGCTCATTGAAATTATCGTAAATGCCTTGCGTAAAACTACAGCCGTTGGTTAAGAGTTTCATAATACTGTATTAATTCCCACAGGCTGCATGCCATTATAATCCTTGCATTTGCCGCATGTCTTAACGCAGGTGCTTAACGGTTCATCGCTATCCCAGGAGTCGCTAATATGATTCCAACTAGCAATAACTTCTTCTAAACTATTTTCTAACCCATTAATAACAAGGGGAAGATTTTTAAGTTGCCAACCATTATCACTGTCACTGGTCATGGGAAATGTTCCGCCTAACCAACAGCAAGGCCACACATCACCATTAACAGCAACATAGATGTTTCCAGCCTGACTATAACAATCAATAGTATCTACGCTGAGATCACGAACATATTCTTCTTGTAAGTTTAGTTCATATTGTCGCTGTAAATACTTCTCTTGCTCTACAAACTGCATTGCGCTAGTAATCTCTTCACTAGGAGTTCCCAATACAAACGGATCTCCATCTGGAGTAAATGCCAAACCATTTGCGCGATTATCATCAAAGTGTTTAAATTCTGCAAAGCCAATGTCTTTGCTCATCTGCTTGCATTGCTCCATTTGATGCTTGTTATGGTCAAATTTAATAAATTGCCATATAGCATATCCGCCAGCATTTATATATGCCGATGCGTTCTCAATTATTTTATGCCAATTTGTATTTTGCCTGTAAATGCTATGCGTATCTGCTAATCCGTCTAATGCAAATTCAATTTTTAAATTGGTAAACTCTGCTAGTTTTGCCCACCACGCTGGTGTTTTCATACTAGCATTACTACTCATTATAATCCTGACATGTGGGTAAACAGTGTGTACATATTCTAAGATCTCTGTGCAATTTTTATTAGCTGCTGGATCACCGTATGTACCGCACAAACTTAACATAAACTTTGGATGTGGCAACACTGGATCTAATAGATGTTTAAATTCACTTAGTGACATGTCTCGTAGTGGGAAATTATCCCTAACACCATATCCGTTATAATTGCGAGTACACATAGGACAAGCGGCGTTACAGTTAGTAGATATTTCTACATTAGCTGATCTAATTGCTGATATTTCTAAGAATTTCATCTGCTATCCTCCTGTGTCCTAGTTCCAATGGATGGCCGCCTGGTCCGTGTGGCGTGCCGTAAGCCCACTCGACAAATCTTCCAATGTAGTTTGGGCTAGTAATAGGATCACACCACCCTACGCAAAACAAGTGCGGCACAGTTATATATCTGTCTAAAAGTTTAACCTGTGCATCAAACTTGCGTTTAGCCCAATCAGTATCCCAGTCTTTAAAGATATCTGGCTTTGATCTACCTGTGCAATGTTGGTTACCTAGTTCTAATCTGTCTGGTGTAGTCCATCCTATAATAACCAAGTCAGGAGTATTTTGCTCTAAATATTCAACTGTAGTTCTTACAATGTAATCATTACTTGCGCCTGGTTGTGCATCATTAACTGCATTACTGCTTACTAAGTAAGGCCATGCTTGAGCCCTGTCCTCGAGTTCAGCACCATATGTAAAACTATCACCGTTTGTATATAATTTCATTCTCGTATACTAACACAAAGAGCGGCGGTGTGTCTATTTCTAAACACACCGCCTGTAACTAACTGCATCTGGAGGAGGAGGAGCAAGGTGACACAGTTAGGTATACGGTTAACCTCTCTTCATACAAGTTGATTCTGCAAGTGACTTCCATCTGTCTGCAGATATCTTTTTAAGGTCAGATACTTTAAGTACCATACGCAGGCTCATTTCACGTAATTTAGTTTTGTTCTCCATCATAAAGTCCAAAACTTCCTGCTCGCCTTCCTTGTCAAAATTGTAACCTTGAAACAATTTGCCAGTCCGTGCAATCTGTTTAATACGAAGATACTTGTCACGCATTGTATCTAATGTAAGATCTAGATAATGGCAACGCGACATAAGAGCTTCTAGATGATCCTGCATGCGCTTGCTTTTAACATTTTCAAACTTAATGTTAGTGATAAAACATGCACTGCCCTTAAACTCGAAACTGTTAGGAATGCCTTCAGCACGTAGTTTGGCACTGTCTGCGTTCCAGAAGATCTTACGTTTCTTGCCTGAGTCTAGAGCGGCTTTAAGAATGTTTAATGCTAAGTCGTCCATTAGGACACTGTCACAATCATCAAATACTAGCACGTTGCCAGCATCGCTAAACTCATATAATTTAGCATACAAACCTAGAGCAGTCATTGCACCTTTAACGACTTCAAACTTGCGGCGTTTGCTAGCAACATCTTCAAAGATGCTCTGCTCTTCTAGAGTCTGTTGAACACCATATGACTTGCCAACTCCAGGAGGGCCCGTAACAATCATTGCACGGATATCGCCACTCTTTAGAGCGCCAGTCATTTCGTTAAGGATCTCAAAACGCTCTTCAATCTCGTCCATGCGTTTTTCGTCTTGCTCTGGGGTAAAGCCAGTTTCGCCTTTTACAACAATATCCTGGTTAACACTCAGGGCAGCAAGTTGACGGTCATATGCATCCTGCTCAACATTAACAATGTCTGCTTCTGTGCATTTAATGCGAAGTGGGCGGGCGTAATCGCTACCCAGGGTTGTTCCATCTACAGTAATGTAAGAACCACGAGCGCCAGTCTTAAACTGTTTAACTACAGGGAAAACCTTCTCTGCAATCTGAAGTTTCTGATACTGACCTTGTTTAATAAGTACAAATTCCATAGTGTTTGCTCCTCCAAGCGTTTATTTACTATACATATAATAACAGGGTATGCTAGATAGTCAACCAAAAATTAAAATATAGATTAGCTATATTTTAAACTAACCCTTTCCTTATAGCATCAACTCGTTCATCACGGTCAAAATACTCTACTTTAAGAATTTCAACACCAGCCTCGACCAAGGAAGCAATATAATCGGTTGCTTCTTCAATGGTGCTCTCACAGCCTACAAAGGACTTATGTGGAGTCTTAACTTCGTACCTAACCATTATATTAACTCAAATGCACGTTTTAGAAGAAGCTGAGCACCATCGTCTGTGTCAAAGCCTTCTTCGCTAGCAAAGTCCATGCTGCTAGAACCCATAACTGTTTCTGCGAGACCAATCTCTGTCATGTGCTTGGCAAGTTCTTCAGGAGTTGTACCAAAAACAAAGTCTTTAAACTGACCTTGGCTACCACGACCTTCGCCGTAAAACATTTTAATTCCACCGTTGCAAGCTGCTACATAATCTATCATATCGTTTGGTCCTTTGTTTTGTTTTTTCTAACTATACTATATAATAACACAGGTACAGCAGACGTCAACCATTTCTGGGATATTCTTTCTGGTTTTTAATATCCCATTTCTCAACAACATCGTTGCCGTCCTCATCAATATCAGTAACGACATAAGCGACAGTCTTCAATACTTTGGCAAAACGCCATCCACAATCCATGTGCCAAGGTGTTGCTACCCAAACTTTATGTGGATAGTCTGTGTTCCACTCTTCACGGTTTTCGCTAAACTCAAACAAATGACCGTGGTCTTTCTCAAAAAATGACCCGATTATGCTGGAATCGCCCTTGTCAAAGTAAGTTGTTTCTGCCGCAAATGCCATGCTTTTCGCTCCGTGTTGTTTAACTATACATATAGTAACATAGAACTGCCATAAATCAACCAATTCTGAACAAAAAAGTTCAGAAAAAAGCAAAAAAAAGTGAAGAAAAAGGTTAAAAATGTCGCTTTTCTGGCAGTTCTGGTTGACGATGTGTATATGTATGCTATTATGATGTATAAGTTGAAACAACGGACAAGGACCAAACGATATGTCAAAATTTAAAGTTTATCAAATCCAGTTAACCAAAGCTGAAATTGAGATGATCAACACTAATGGGCACAACAGTGTTCCTAAACAGAAGATGCGTCTCGGGCTTCAAATGCCTGTTGGTGACCCTATTGCTGCTATGGCAAAAGAAGCACTCGCTGCTGATTATTACACCCATGTTGCTAACATCGAAGCATATAGTCTCGAAGATGTATTTGAGTGTGGTAATATTGGTCCTGATAAGAACATTGAGCGTTTGTCTCCGATGATGACTTCAATCAGTGTTGGTGATGTTGTCGAAGACGAATACGGGGTTCGCCACGTTGTTGCAAGTTTTGGTTTTGAGGAGGTTGCGTAATGAAACAGTTCTATTTCACGTTCAAAGGTGAAGTGCTTCGTGTCAGTTCCGATAAAGCACTCAGTGCAATGGGGATTGCTAACAAAGCATTTTCTCTTCCTGCTGGTGCTTGGTTTGAAGATGGTAGGTTTGGCAAAGGATTGCCCAAGTCTGCTGGCAATTCATACAAGTGGGTTGAAGG